TTTATATAAATTCATATGGATAATAAATTAAAAATTAATATAGGCAATAAACTACCAAAAGAATATGATGATCCTATTGATGTATATTTTAAAAAAATCATTGATATTATAGATCCATATTTTAAAACTGCAGGATTTACACCAAATATGATTACTACATTATCATTTTTATTTGGAGCATTAACCTGTTATTTTTACTATAAAAAATCATATATGTTAGCAGGATTTTTATTTATAATTTCATATTTTTTTGATGTTATGGATGGTTATTTTGCTAGAAAATATGATATGAAATCTAAATTTGGTAGTTATTATGATGTTACTACAGATTTTTTAATAGGTGCTTTGCTAATTTATTTATTATTAACAAATAAAAATATAATTAAATTACAATATATAAATATAAAATTTGTAATTTTGTGGGTTGTTTCAATATTAATGTTTTTAAGTTTTTGTCATATGGGATTTCAAGAAAGGTATACTAAAAATACTAACAAAGAAAATGTAAGTGATGGTTTAAAATTTTTAAATATGATAGATTGTAAAAATTATGAAATAATGAGATATACTAAATATTTCGGTACTGGTTTATTATCAATTTCTACAGCATTAATTATTTATTTACATGTATTTTTTACAGAATAAGTTTTATTTTATTAATAATATCTGTTGTAGATATTTTTGAATAATATGGCACTTCAATAAATTTATTTAATTTTTTTGGTATTTTAAAAAAATCATCTTGATTATTTTCATCATTTGGGTTAGAAAAACCATGAACTACATAATCTATATTATATTTTTCCAAAAAATCAGCAGTCATTATTAATGGTGAATCTTTAACTATTTCATCTACAAATTTAATATTTTCTATGATATTATATCTATCATCTTCATTATAGATTGGTAATCTTTTATAATCTTTTGCAACATTATCTCCTATTATACCTACAATTAAATATGTATTTCCATCAAATAAATTTTTACATGTTTTTAAACTTTCTAAATGACCTCTATGAAATAAGTCATATACACCATCAGTATAAATTCGTAAGGGTTTATCCATTTTAATATAAAGTAAAATTTTATTTTTAAATAATTTTTACTTTATAATGTTATTATATATGATTCCATTAAATACATTATTTCAAGTTTTTCTTTTAGGAGCATTAATAATAAGTTTTTATTTTTTTATTGATATATTAGTATTTAAGAATAAAAAGTATATCAATATTTTTTCAACTTGGCAATTTCCAATGTTATTAGCTATTTTTATAGATACAATTTATCATTTACATATTATGAAAAAATATAATTTATCTTGTTGATTTTTTATTTCTTCTTTTAATTCGAGCTGTTTGTGAAAGATATGTATTATTTATAATATGATGAGGTAATATATGATAACTTTTTAATAAATCATGTCTAATAAGTGAACGATTCCATACACTTGTAATTGTTTCTTTGTTATTTTGTTATTTTGTGTAGTACGATATTCTTAAATTTATTTATTTGAAGAGATCAAATACTCATTTAATCCTAAATTAGATAATTCATCTGCTCTTTTGTTAAAATTTCGTAGAATATGTTTATATTCTATTGTGTCAAAATTTCTCTCTAAATTTTTAGCAATTTCATAGAGAGAAATTAAATTTGGTGATTTACATTTATATTTACCAGTCATATGATTTATAACAAGCTGGCTATCGCCCATGACTACTAATGAACGTATATTTAATTCGACTGCCTTTTGAAGACCTAAAATTAGCCCGGAATATTCTGCATGATTATTTGTTATTTTCTCTCCAACAAAATAAGTTTCACACCAAATTTCTTTATCATTATTATAAATAACTGCACCTGCACCAGCCAAACCAGGATTACCTTTACTGCAACCATCAAAGAATAATTTATAGTTTTCATGGTTAATAACTATTTTTGTTACATAATTAGAGATAGAATGACGTAACATTATATAATTTAATAAAATTATCTTTAAATAAGATTTTTTAAAGATTCTACATTCTTTAATGCTTTCTTATGTAATTTTAATGATTCTTTTTTAGAATAATTAGTTTTAAATAATTTATCTTTTCGCATTTTAAATACTCGTGTATCAAATAAATGAATAGCTTCTTTTAATGCTTCTGTATACTCACAATTGTCTTTATTCATTTTATACATAATACATCTATCAATATCATAAGCTGCAAGTAAATCAGCTTCTCTTACAATATGATATGCTAATTGGTATTCGCCCAAATCTGGAAATCCATTTATTTGTACTTTTGAATAAGACATTGTAGAAATTATTTTTCCCAAAATAATTAAATCATTTGGTTTCATATAGTCTAATAAATATTTCTGGTATTTTATTACACCTTCTTTTTCATTCATATATTTTTTATCACACATATCATGACCAATAGCAGAAATATAAATAATTTCTTTTTGTTGTTCTAATAATGGATTATTTATAACTTCACTTTCATAAATATTTTTGGCAAATCTAAAAACTTCCATACTATGTTTTAAAGCATGAGATTCATCAATTTTATACAAGTTACTAGTTTCTATAACATAATTAAATGCATGATTAATTAAATATGATAAAGATAAAGCTGTTGTCATAATTTTCATATAATATTATATTATATTATATAAAAATGTTTAATTCAATTTTTTTATATATAATCGCATATTTCAGTTATAATTGTTTTATCTTTAAAAATAATTTTGAATGGTTTCCCACATCCATAAATTAAATTATCTTCAATATATTTATCACATGTGTCTTTAGGTGTATGCGGGTCAATTTGTTGTCCATCAGTTTTAAAAACTCCATGTCTAAAAATAGCACAATTAATTTCAAGAATAACTATAAATTCTTCACAATGAGGACATATAATTATTATGTTTTCCATATTTTATTATGTTATTTTTATTTTTTATAAAATTTTATTACGTTATTTTTATTTTTTATAAAATTTTTGAAAGCTTCTATTTTAGGTTCATGATCCATATATCCAGGAATAATTATTTTTGTTTTGCATTCATTCAAAATTAAACTGCAATTTTGTTCAATTCCTTCTATAATAGTATTAGGACTATATAAAAAATTATTTTTATATGAAATTTTGCTATTATAATTTTGAAATAATCCCGAAAAAAATGGATTAAATGTATTTATGAGTTTAAAAAATAATAAATTTATAAAGATATAGTTCATTTTATAGTAATGTATGATTATTTATTAAATAATAAATGTATTAATTTGTTCAATCCATTTTTCAATTTGACTAGTATTTTCATAAATATTTATATTTCCATCTAAAACAATAGTTTCAATATTTTGTACAATATTATTTTCTATCATATTTTCATGATATGAGTGACAACTATTTAAATAACTTAGTGGAATAATATTTTCACCTTTTCTAGAACGCTTGCAGATTCGCGTATGACAAATTTCGGAATACGCTTTTACATAAACAATTTTATGTACTGGAAATTCTTCTGAAAATGCATCAAACCAATTTAAATATATTTGATAATTAATTTCTTCTATTTTTCCTGTTTCAAATAACATTTTTGCGAATACATATCTATCAGTATTTAAACTACGTTCAGTAATTAAAGTATATTTTTTATTTGCATCAAGACTTTTTAATGTTGTGCGTAAAACATTTAACCTAGAAATATAAGCCATCATTTGAAAAGAGAAAGAATATTTTTCTTGATTTTCATAAAATTTTTCTAAAATAGTTACACCATTAGAATCTTTAATAAGTTCCCATTCATCAACCGGTTCTTTCAAAAATATTATTTCATTATTATCTTTGTAATGTTCTTTAAGATTTTCTATTAGAGTAGTTTTACCACTACCAATATTTCCTTCAATAGAAATAATCGTAAAATTATTTGACTTTAGTGACATATCTATAATTAATATGCAATTTGTTTTTAATAGAATTTATTAATCAATTTTAAAAAAAAATGATTAATAAAATTAACTTAAAGAATAATGTATATAGTATACTACACCACTTAAAAGATGGATTTACAACAAAGAAAGCTAAATAAATCAGAATGGGATTCTATTGAGATCTCTGTTTCAAAAGGAGAAATGGATATATTATCAATGATTATGCAAGGTTATCATAATGTCAATGTAAAGATAAATAATAATAATTCTATCTTTACATTTTTGAAAATAGAATTTACTGAAAAAATGGAAAATTATTTATATAATAAATATTTACGTTCACGTGCTAGTAAAATTGAAGAAAGATTGAAACAAATTTGTCCTGTATATAAAGAAATAAAGTTAAATACTGATATTAAAATAAATTCTGCTGATAGAATTAGATTAGAGCGTTTTGACGAGAAATCATTGAATAAAGAAGAAACTTATGAGTTCTTATTGTTGACTCATATGGAAAAAATAATAGAATTTGTAATGACTGAAAATAAACAAATGTTTCATTTTCATTATTATACTCTTTATAAATTAATTAGAAATAATATTATACGCATAAATCAACATATTATAGAGCTTACCAAACGTGTATTAAATATATTTGAAGAAAGATTAGAAAAATTAATAGTAATTCAATATGCAGTTGAATTTATTGAGAGAAATGAAAATTTATTAAAATATGACGATTTAACTTTGTATGAACATCAAAAAGAAATCTTTACCATTTGCAAAAATCCAAACCCTAAGTTAATTCTTTATATAGCTCCAACTGGTACAGGTAAAACTATGACACCAATTGCTTTATCTGAACAAAAAAAAATTATATTTGTGTGTGCGGCTAGACATGTTGGCTTAGCTTTGGCTAAATCCGCTATTTCAGTTAAAAAGAAAATAGCTTTTGCGTTTGGCTGTTCAAGTGCAGATGATATTAGGTTGCATTATTTTGCAGCAAAAGTTTTCACTAGAAATAAAAGAACAGGTAATATTAAAAAAGTTGATAATAGTATTGGTGACAATGTTGAAATCATGATTTGTGATATTCGCTCTTATTTACCTGCAATGTATTATATGCTTGCATTCTTTAAAGCAAAAGATATTATATTGTATTGGGATGAACCAACAATTACGCTTGATTATGATCATCATGATATTCATGAAACTATTAGAAAAAATTGGAAAAATAATAAGATTCCAAATATTGTATTATCTTCTGCAACATTACCTAAACAACATGAGTTAACAGAAACATTACCCGATTTCTTAATAAAGTTTGCTGGTGCTGAAATACATAATATTGTTAGTCATGATTGTAAAAAATCTATTCCAATAATTAATAAAGATGGTTTTGTT